GGCGGAAGTCGGCAAGCGCCTTGACGGCCTGACGGACGTTCTCTTTGCCGCAATCCACACTTCCAATTTTGACCTGGCCGTTGGCGAAATGCTGCTGGATTTGGCGATTGGCACGGGTTGCCTTCTGGTTATCCCAGGCGATGACGAAACGCCGGTTCGGTATGTGGCCGCCCCGCAAGCGCAATGCGCGCTCGAAGAAGGGCCGTGGGGCGGGATCAATGGCGTCTATCGGAAACATGAAATCCGAATGCGCCTAATTGAAGAAACTTACGAGGCGTTTGACGTGAAGCTGCCGGAAGGTTGGGAGAAGAAAGCGGAGAAAGACCCGGAAAAGGAAGTTAGGGTTGTTGAGGCCACCTATTTTGACGCCAAAGAAGATCAATGGTTTTATGACGTTATCATTGAAGGCAATGGCCAACGTGGAAGCCGGGGGACTGACCCTGAACGGATTGTTGAGCATACCTTTGCCGAAAGCCCTTGGGTGATTGCCCGATGGATTAAGGTTGCTGGCGAAGTTGAGGGCCGGGGGCCGGTCCTAGCTGCGTTGCCGGACGCCAAGACCCTGAACAAGTTGAAAGAACTGGTGTTGATGAATGCCAGTATTGCCGTTGCCGGTGTGTGGACGGCGGTCGATGACGGTATCCTCAACCCGTACACGATCAGGATCATTCCGGGCGCTGTTATTCCGGTTGGTCGCAATGGCGGGGCGCTTGGGGCTTCGCTTCAACCGTTGCAAAGCGGCGGACGTTTCGACGTTGCCAGCCTGGTGGCGGAAGACCTGATTATGAGCATCAAGACGATTATGATGGACAGCGCACTTCCCCGCGAAGAAGGGCCGGTGCGCTCGGCCACGGAAATCATTGCCCGGCTCAAGCAACTTCAAGCCGATGTCGGCGCGCCGTTTGGCCGGTTGATGTCTGAACTTGTCCGCCCGGTTATCCAGAAAACTCTAAACGTCCTGGCCGAAAAGAAGATTATTGCGCTTGAGCCTGGCCAACGGATTAAGGTGAACGGCGGGACGGTTGACGTTCAACTTCAATCCCCGCTTGCCCTGTCTCAGAACCTTTCTGATGTTGAAACGGCGGCGCAATGGATGGCTATTGTTCAGGGTATGGGGCCGGAAGCCTTTGCCCTTGGCGTCAACATCGAAGACGCGCCCGAATGGTTCGCTGAAAAGATGGGCGTGGATATGCGGCTTCCCAGGACAGCCGAACAACGGAAAGCCCTGCAACAAATGATCGGGGCGATGGCGGCACAAAACGGCGGAACGATGGCGGCGGGTGGTGGGGGCGGACAGCCCGCACAGGCCAACGACACACCGGGGCTTCTGGCTCCTGCTGCTTAATTCACGGCTTCACACCAGAAGGGAACAATCAGATGGCGAAGGACAACGAAGACGCTTTTGGGGGGTTTGGCGGTTGGGATGACCTGAATAATGTGGGCCTTCCCGTGTCTCCCGAAGAACAACACGCGCAAGCGCAATCCATTTTTGAATTCGACCAATCAGTACACCGGACATTTTCCACGCCGGATGGTCAAATTACCTTGGAATGGATGCGCCAAATTGCCACGGGCGGGCGGCGTATGGACCCGGAAACCGATGGCGACGGGATCAAGTGCGCCTTGGCTGGCTTCTTCCGCGAAGGGCAAGCCGCCTTCTTTTTCGACGTTCGCAACCGGATGGCACGGGCCGAACAAGGGCCGCCACATATGGCGGGACAAGACGGCGCTAACACGGCCCGGCCAAAACCCACCAGAAAGAAAGGTTAGGCTATGAGCAACGAACAATTGATTGCTGCGCTTGGGCGTTTGGATCATGACGCTGATTACCATTGGACGCAGGTTGGGCTTCCGGCGCTCAACGTGCTAAGCGAATTCATGGGGTCAAACGTTTCTCGCAAGATGCTGGCGGAAGCTGGCCTTGGTGACGTGAAGCGCCGCGCCCTTGAAGGGGGTGGTGACGAAGGATCCGTTGATAGGTCCGCGCCGCCGAATGAAGCCGTGGCGGAAGTCAAGGAAATGACGCGGGCCGAAAGTGGGGCTGCTGAAATCATTTCTGCGATGGATGAACTGAACAACGACACGTCGCCGGAAGTGTGGCAACGCCACCCGGAACTTCATGCCGTCTTCCAGCTTTTCCAGGCCGAACGTCCAACGATCTTGGGGCGTCAAGAGCGGCTTGCAATCCGGCGCGGGGCGTTGGCGGCCAAGTAAGGCTTTAACTTTTTCCACCAGAAGGGAATTTTGATATGAAACATCGTTCAATTGAAAGTTGGCTTGAACGCTTCGCGGTGGGGCGTTCCTTTGGTCTTTGCTCTGCTGATGAAGGGGGCGGTGGCGATGATGGAAGTGGTGGCGGCGGTGATCCTGCGGGCGCTGGTGGTGGTGATTCCGGTGGTGATGGTGATGGCGGCGGCGGTCTTCTTGCGGGTGCGAAGGGAGAAGAAGGCGGCGGCGATGATGGCGGTGGCGGTGGGGCAACCAATACCTTTGCATTCGGCGAAGAAACGATTGAGGTTCCCGAACAGTTTTGGGACAAGGACAAGGGCGAAGTCAATGTTGGTGCGGCTCTTAAATCGGCGGTAGACAGCCGGGCGACCGTGACAACGCTGCAAAACGAAATCAAAGACTTGAAAGCGGCCGGGGGCGAAAAGCCGGTTGGCGTCCCTGAAAAGGCGGAGGGCTACTTGACACCGGAAGCCCTGGAAGCCGGAACGCTGAAATCCCCGGAAGGCGTCACCAAGTTGGCCGACATCGCCGCCGATGATCCCGGTCTTGTGGCGTTCCTGGACATCGCCCTTGAAGCCGGTTTGACGCCAAAGCAATTCAACACGATCATTGAAAAGACGATGTTGGTTGCGGACGGCATGACAGCCGCGCCGTTTGACGAAGCCGCCGAAGCTGAAAAGTTTGGGACGAATGCCAAGGGCGTGGCGCAAGCGAACAAGACCTGGGTTGACAACCTCCACAAGACCGGGGTGATTTCAGAAGCCGAACACTTGCACGTCTTGAACATGGGAAAAGACGCGGTGGGGCTGTCCGTGGTCAACAAGCTGCGTATGCAAGGCGGCGGTAAGGCTATCCCGGTGACACCTGGCGGCGTGGCTGGCGAACTTCCGTCAAAAGAAGAATGGTATGCGAGCAAGCCGGATGCGCGCCTTGAACCCGACAAATACGGGAAATGGATTAAGGACGGCGAAGCCATATTTGGAACGGGTCCGGCTGGATCGTCCGAAAGCGGCCTTGGTGTTCCCGCGTCACGGGGCGGCCATCGCGCGGCAAGGGACCAAAAGAAGGCATAACCGTCTAAACGAACGAGACTACGAAGCCTTGTGGGGCCGCCATCGCGCGGCCCCTATATCTTGACGGGGCGGACAAAGGCGCGTATATGGGAACTTAACAATTCTAAGGGGAAACCTTTTCAACCCTGTTGGGTTTCCCGTCCATCGCTACCCATTAGGGCCGGTGGGCATGGAACGGGTTAGCGGATGACCCAAAGTTTCTAAAGGCTATCCACCAAGACGGACCCGATTTGAAGCTTGGCTATCGGAAGCGGTTTTTATCGTAACCATTAGCGAAGAAGGATCGGCGTTATGTCGAAAAATCTTACACAGAATGCGATTGCGTCTTTTGACGCGGAAGTGAAACACGCCTATCAGGGCATGGGGTTGCTTCGGAATTCGGTGCGTCTTCGTACCGGAATTATTGGCTCAACCCATCGTTTCCCGAAGATGGGCAAGGGAACGGCCACCAGGCGCGTTCCGCAAACCCGTGTTGTCCCGATGAACATTGCCCACACCAAGGCAACGGCGACAATCGAAGATTGGAACGCTCCCGAATTCACGGACATCTTCGATCAGCAGAAGGTCAACTACGACGAACAAGCGGAACTTGCGGAAGTTATCGCCGGGGCCATCGGTCGCCGTGAAGATCAGTTGATTTTGGACGCCTTGGACGCGGCAAGCACCACGTTGACGGTTTCCACGGACATCGGCGGCACGGCGTCCGGCCTGAATACGGCCAAGTGTCGGCGTTCGCGCAAGCTGCTTTCCCAACAGGGCGTTCCGAAGTCCGGTGGGCGCACGTTGGTCATTTCGTCCGAAGGCATGGAACAATTGCTTGGTGACAGCGATGCCAACACCGTTGACAAGAACATCATTAAAGCCCTTGTCGATGGCGAGATTACCCGTTGGCTTGGCTTTGACATCATCGAAATGGAAGACCGCGACGAAGGCGGCCTTCCGGTTGCTTCTTCGGTCCGCACGTCTTACGCCTACCACGCGACCGCGTGCGGCCTGGCGCAAGGCTTGGAGTTCCGAACGGAAGTCAACTATATCCCGGATATGACTTCGTGGCTGGCCAACGGTATCTTCGCCGCTGGCGCGATTGCCATTGATGCCCTGGGTATCGTGGAAATCTCGACCACCGAAGCCTAGCCCGGCTCGTTCGGCGGTTAACCTGTAGCCATACTGAGAAAGGAAAATTCAAATGGCTTTCGATATTAGGGGTTTGGACCCAACAGGCGCGGGACGTAAGGGCGCACCGAAGTTTCCCACTTACGTTTCTAGCGTCGATGCTCTTTCGACCATCCTGGCCGATGGATATTTCGACACTTACCAGACTTCGCTTGAAACCAACGATCTGATGTATCTCGTTGGCACGGACGGCGAAGTTTTTGCCACGGTTGTTTCCGCGTCAAAGGACGTTGCCTTGACACCGGTTATGACAGTTGCGTCAAGCAACGCCAAAACGAGCGCGGACGCTGCGCTTGCCTTTGGTTACAACCTTCTGAATTCCACG